ATTCAAAACTATTTAGTGCCTGCAAACGGAACTTTTAACGTAAGCATTAATGATGTAGGCTTATACTTTTCAACAGGTATTTGTATAGCAGTAACAGGCGGTCAAGCATTGCTTGATTCAACAGCATTGACTACGGCTGCCGTAGTTAACTATTCATTTATTTAAAGGAGTTATATTATGGCATTACCAATTAACGGAGTCGTAGGTGGTTCAGCAGCACAAACTACAGGTACGAATCCAACAAACTTAGCACTTCGTGTCGGCCCTACATCAGAGCTGATCGTAGATGAACTTCATGGTCGTTATTACGAAACTACTGTTCGTAAAGCGATGTTTTCAGGTGCAAACTTAACAGGTATAGCGACAACTGCTGCATTTGCAACGACTTATACAGGAATGTGCTTGTCTAATCCTATTGGTTCTACTGTGAACTTAGTATTGACTAAAGTTACTTATGCTCCTGTAGTTGCTCAAACTGCTGCATTAGTTATGGGAATTATGACTGGTTATTCAGCATCAACCAACGTAACTCACACAACTCCATTAGTTCCTTTAAGTAATTTTGTAGGTCAGCCAGCAGGTACAGGATTAATTGACTCATCTGCTACTTTACCTATTGCTCCTACACGTTTAATTCTGTTAGATACATTACTAACAGGTGCAATTACAACTTTAACATCTGGTGGTCGTGTGGTAGATATGGAAGGTTCTGTAGTGATTCCTCCTGGTGGATTTGCTGCGTTTTATACTTCTGCTGCGTCAGTTGCTGCATCTTTGGCATTTGGCATGATGTGGGAAGAAGTTTCAACAACAATTTAATGTAATATGGGGGATTAGTCCCCCATTTTTTAAGGTTCTAAATGTTCGCATCAGCATTTCAAGCCAATGCGTTTCAAAATAACGCTTTTCAAATTGTATCTGCTATCACAGGTCGAGTTGGTGGTGATGACGCTTGGTTTACAAACGAAGAACTTAAAAGAATACAAAAGCTTAATAAAAAGATTGCGTTAAGACAACGCAAACTAGAACAAGAATTAAAAGATGCTAACGACAATCGTAAGCAAGCAATACGCAATTTAGTAGATCCAAAACCTACACAGGTTAACAAATCTAAAGTACAATCATTAAAGGTTAAAGCTGATATACCGTCAGTCGATACAAAAGAACTTGAACAGTCTATTAGCTACCTTGAACGACAATTGGATAACATCCAACAGGCGGTGGCTAACAGAAAAGAGTTTGCAAGATTACAAGCACACTTAAAAGTATTAGAGGCCAAGCGTCTAGCGGAACTAGATGATGAGGAAGCCTTATTAATACTTATGTAGATAACCAATACAAGTTAGCTTATGAACATCTCCATGCTGGTCGTTACGAGCAAGGATTTAAGCTATTTGAATACCGTTGGCATCCAGAGATAGCATCTAAACAAGATAAGCCTTATGCGCCTACGTTAGACGTTCCTGTATGGCGAGGCGAATCTTTACTAGGTAAGACTATTACTGTCCAAATGGAACAAGGATTTGGTGACATTATTATGTTTGCTAGATTCTTACCTGCATTAAAGGCGATGGGTGCAAAACAAGTCATTGTCTTACAAGAATCTACGTTACATTATCTAATAGGTCAATTTGATTGCGTTGATCGTTTTACTAATGTGATGAAAGATGAACAAGCTACAATATCTGATTATTGGATAGGCTCTATATCGCTACCGTATTACATTAGTTTGGCACATCCATCTGTAAAGTCATTGTTTCCTATTACAAACAAGAAAATAGTAGGCTCTGAAGGCTATCTTCATGCTACACCTAGCAATATTCCTACAAAAATAGGAGTTAATTGGGAAGCATCCAAGCAGATTTTGTATTACATTAAGTCGATTGATATGCGAGAGATGGAAAAACTCACAGGTTCAGACTGTTATAGCTTAAATCCTAAGACAGAAGGCATATTTAACGCACTTCCTGATAATGGATGGCAAAAAGATTGGGCTAAATCAGCATCGCACATCAAAGCGTGTAAAGGAGTTGTGACTGTTGATACTGCAACTGCACATTTAGCTGGTGCATTAGGTGTAAAAACGATTGTTTTACTACCCAAAGAAGAATTTGTCTGTTGGCGATGGAAAAATGCACGTTGGTATGACAGCGTTGTATGTTTAAGACCACATGAGTATGACCAAGTACCAGATTTAATAAGGAGAATGTAATGGCTATAGTAAAAGTAAGTAAATGTTGTCCTTTATGTAAAAGCGACTATCAAGAAATTGATGAAACTCAATTAAGTGACAAAGAAAAGTATTTAATGTATTGGAATTATGAATTGGGAAGTCTTGAAGCTGAACAAGCTTGGAAGGAAAAAGAGGCTATGACTCCTAGAAAAGCTCCTGACGTTATACCAGATATAAGTGGGCATATTTCAATGGCAGATGGCACATGGGTATCAAGTCGGTCAAAACATCGTGAAAATCTTAAACGCAATAACTGTATAGAAATAGGTAATGACGTACCTATGCAACAAAAAAAGCATGAATTTAGTCGTAAAGAAAACGAAGATCGCAAGCGTCAAATAGCAGAAGTAGCATATTCAAAACTAAATTATAAATAGGAAATAACATGACTGAAGAAACTAGACGAGATATGTTAGAAGCAGCGTTAGAACAAGCTGAAGAAGGCACTTTAGAAACACCGATTGAAAAAGAAATTGAAGTCAATGACGATCCTATTAAAACCGAACAAGACGAACAAGAATCTAGCGAACGTGACGAAAAAGGTCGATTTAAATCCAAAAATGACACCGATTCTGATACCGATAGAAATGTTCAGGAAGAATTGGTTGCTGACTCTAACCAGCTTGAAGAAGAAGTAAAAAGACCGACTACTTGGAAAAAAGAATATCGAGACGTTTGGGATAAGATGCAAGAAGGCAAGCCTTTAGACAAAGAAGAATTTGCTAAATTTGCTGAATATGCTAATCAAAGAGAAGCTGAATACAAGCGTGGAGTATCTGCATATAAGGCAGAAGCTGACAATGCTAGACAATTAACTGAAGCTATTGGGCCATTTGTACCTGAGTTACAAGCACAAAATATTCATCCTGTAGCATGGATTAATAACTTAGGTCGGGCGCACATGGTATTGTCAAAAGCTCCATACGCTGAAAAAGTGCAAATGTTTCATAGACTTGCTCAAGATTATGGCATACAATTAAACCAAGACGGCATTTCGATGCCTGAACAGCATGATCCGTATCAACAACAGTTAATGCAACAACTTCAAGCAACTCAGCAACAAGTTCAGCAACTGTCAGCGATACGAGAGCAAGAAGAAAATGCTCGATTAAACCAAGAAATCAATCGAGTAAGTAGTGACAAAGAGCGATTTCCGCACTTTGATATGGTCAGGGAAGATATGGCTCAATTACTTGAGCGAGGTTTAGCCCAAAACCTAGAAACGGCTTATGCCAAAGCTGTGCGTATGAATGATGAAGCTTACAAGTTGGAGACGGATAGACTCCTGAGAACAACAAGTACGCAAGCATCTAAGGCACAACAAGTAGCAAAAGCTAAAGCAACTGCTGTTAGTCCACGATCATCTACACCTAGTGGTCAAGTGTCTAAGACAGATGCAAAGGATAGACGTTCATTGTTAGCCGAACAATTAGGGCAAGCAATGGATGGTCGGGTTTAACTTAACTTAATTTAAAGGAAATATCATGGCTTTCGCAAATAGCGCAATCACCGATATTATCGCTACTACCATTCAAAGTCGTAGCGGAGTGTTGGCTGATAACTTGACTCAAAATAACGCAATTCTACAGAGATTGAACTCTAAAGGTAACGTACGTCCATTCTCAGGCGGTAACGTAATCTTGGAAGAAATCATGTACAACGATCCAAATACCAACAACGCTAACAGCTATAGTGGGTACGAGGTTTTAAACATCACTCCTGATAGCCCAATTAGTGCTGCTCAGTTTTCTATTACTCAGTACGCAGATAGCGTAACAATGAGTGGTTTAGAAATGTTACAAAACAGTTCTAAGGAACAAATCATCGACTTGTTAGATGGTCGTATGCAAGTTTCTGAAGCTCGTTTGTTAAACCGTATCTCTACTGACATCTATGGTGACGGTACAGGTAACGGTGGTAAGAACATTACTGGTTTGGCTGCTGCTGTATCAACTTCACCTACAAGCGGTACTTATGGTGGTATTAACAGAGCAAACTGGACTTTCTGGCAGAATCAAGCAACTACAGGTGCTACTTCTTCCACAGTAATTCAAGCTGCAATGACTAACGCTGCTATCAAGTCTGTTCGTGGAACTGATAAAGTAGATTTAATCGTAGCTGGTAACACTTTGTATTCATACTATGTTCAGTCTTTACAGGCTATTCAGCGTATCGCTGGTGTTGAAGAAGGCGCAGCAGGTTTTGCATCATTAAAGTTCTACGGTGGCGGTATGTCTGCTGATGTGGTACTCGGAGGCGGTTATGGCGCACAAGAAACTGCAACTTATATGTATTTGCTAAACACAAATTACATCTTTTTGCGTCCTCATAAAGAACGTAACTTTGTTCCTATCGGTGGCGAAAGACAGTCCATCAATCAGGATGCAATCGTTAAATTGTATGGATGGGCTGGCAATCTTACTTGCTCTAACTCATTCTTACAAGGTGTCTTAACAGGCTCTTAATCTTTTATAAGGAAAAAATATCATGGCTTATTCAGTTCTTCCAATCGCTGGCATAGATTTGTCAAACGTAACAGCAACAAATCCAAACTCTGCTGGCACAGCAATACCAACATTTGGCCCAACTGGTGCTGAAACATTCGGCAACGATGGTTTTCGTTATGTATTTGCACAAGCAGCAGCAGCAATTCCTGCTGGTACAGCAACTTGCGTAATTAACGCATCAACATTTCAAGTAACTTTGGGTGTTGGTACATATTTATCAGGTGCTTCAATGGCATCTGGTGATTATGGTTGGTTTAGCAAGGCATCTGTTTGATTTACAGTAGTTTTGTAGCATAATAGAGAGGAGGCTTCGGCTTCCTCTTTTTTCTTTAACTTTACCTAACCACTTAGGAGATTTAAATGGCACTACCATCAGACGAAAACAACGCAGATTCAAGACTGCAAGTAAGATTTTACAAACGACCTGTTCAGCAAGAAGCTGAAACTTTAGCAGCAGGTAGACCAATTTACAAAGAATTTGATTTTGTGCATATTTGTGTAGCAGGTGATACTTTAACTGAAATTGACACTTATGCACTTGCAAGTCACAGAACTAGGTTTCCTATTCAATGGGCAAATTATCAAAATAGATTAGGCGCAGATGACCAAGAAGTCATTGGAACTCCTGTAAGTGAATGGCCATTAGTATCTAAAAGTCAAGCTGAAGAATTAAGAGCTATGAAGTTTCATACTGTTGAGGCTATTGCAAATGCGTCTGATCAACAGCTTCAACGCATGGGGATGGCTGCTGGAATGTCACCGTACGCTTTTAGAGATAAAGCCAAGTCATTTTTAAATTTAGCTTCAAATTCTGCTGAAACAGACAAAAGAACACAAGAAATTGAAAATTTGCGTGAAGAACTTGCTAAAAAGTCAGAAGAAAATGCTAAAATAAAAGCAGAAACAGATCAAAAATTAGCATTAATGCAAGAGCAAATGGCGCAAATCCTTGCTGCTGTTGGTGAAAAGAAAACCCGAAGAAAAACGGAAGCCACAGAGGAAGCATAAAATGTCATACAATCTACTCCAAATGGTTCAACAAGTAACTGCTGAACTTAACTTAGCCGTACCTACTTATGTTATTGGTAATCCAAGTCAAGATGTGCAACAAGTCTTAGCTTTGATGAATCGAGCAGGTTACGATTTAGTTAAGGAGTCTGATTGGCAAGCATTAGAACTTGAGTATCGTTTCTACACAAATGCAATAACAACGACTGGTACTACCGTAGAAGGTACTCAAGTAATAACCGATATTCCAAGCACTACAGGATTAGACAATACTTACTCTATTGTAGGTACAAGTATTCCTCAAGATACTTATGTTGACGAAGTTTTAAGTTCAACAAGCGTAACAACAACACAGCAATCTTCTGCAACAACTGTAGGTGGTTCAGTAACATTTAGTAAGACAATTTACCCATTACCATCTGATTACGAAACAATTACCGATAATACTCACTGGGACAAGACAAAACATTGGCAAATGTTAGGGCCAGTCGATGCACAGCAATGGCAATGGTTAAAGTCTGGTTATATCTCTACAGGCCCACGAGTACGTTGGAGAATATTAGGCAATACATTTCAAATATGGCCACCGTACAATACGCTAGAGTATTTAGGCTTTGAATACAGATCAAAAGGCTTTGTAAGAAACGTAGCTGGTGACGTATTAAACAGTTTTCAAAATGATACTGATACAACGGTGTTAGACGATACTGTTTTAGTTTTAGCAACTAAGCTCAAATATTTTCAAATTAAAGCATTTGATACAACAGCATTACGTCAAGACTATATGCGTTATTTAAGTATTGCTAAGGCTAACGATAAAGGTTCTGCAACATTATCTTTTGCTCCTCAACCAAGTGCAGTTCTTATCGGTTGGGCTAACATTCCTGATACTGGATATGGAAGCTAACAATGCCAGCAACTACAACATCGATGGCAGCACCGATTGGTGGATGGAATAATCGAGATTCTTTAGCAGAAATGCCACCATTAGATGCGGTGCAAATGGTTAACTTCTTTCCTACACCGACAGACGTACAATTACGCAAAGGATGGACAAAAACTTGTACAGGTATATCAGGTAAAGTATATACCTTGATGAATTATCCTACGAGTACAGGATATAAGTTATTTGCATTTGCTGGTACTCAAATATATGATGCAACTTCATCTACGGCAACCGTTGTATTTACTGGACTAACAAATGCCAAATGGCAGTTTGTCAATATGTCTACAAGTGGTGGTGATTTTATTATTGCTTGTAATGGTGTTGATCCTGTTCTTATCTATGATGGCACAAGATGGGCTTTTATGGCTACTACGTCAACTGCTCAGACTATATCAAGTATTACAAGAGGTGGTACAGGTAACTTAACAGCAACGCTTACAACGGCTTCTGCTCATGGATTAATTACAGGCAATCGAGTTAGTATATCAGGTGCAACACCTACGGAATTTAACGGCACTTATACAATTACAGTTACAGGTACAACGACTTTTACCTACACAATGGCAACTGCGCCTAGTGGTAATGCGACAGTCATGGGAACATATACAGTCAACGGCATTACAGGTGTAAACAGTAACACATTTGTTAACATCAACTTGTTTAAGAATCGTTTGTATTTCTGTCAAAACAACAGTCTAAGCTTTTGGTATTTAGATGTTACGGCTATATCAGGTGCAGCAACAAGCTTTGCTTTAGGTGCTTTTTTCCGTAATGGTGGTTATTTACAAGCAATGGGAACTTGGACTTTAGACGCTGGTTACGGTGTTGATGACTTTGCCGTATTTGTGAGTTCTATGGGTGAAATTATAGTCTATCAAGGATTTGATCCTAGCGACCCCAATAATTGGGCCATGAAAGGTTTATGGCAAATGGGCCAGACTTTTGCTCGTAGATGCTTTTTTAAATGGGGTGGTGATTTATTATTGCTGACTCAAGATGGATTAATACCATTAACATCTGCATTACAATCTGACCGATTAGATCCAAGAATTAACCTTACAGATAAAATTTATTATGCTGTTTCTTTAGCAGCAAGTTCATACCTCAACAATTATGGTTGGCAAATTAATTATTTGGCAGAAGCTAATATGTTGATATTTAACATTCCAACAAATGATGGTATTGAACAATATGTAATGAATACCATTAATAAATCATGGGCTAGATTTACAAAAATTGATGCAAATTGTTTTGTAGTTGCTGGTGATCAAAATATGTATTTTGGTGGTGATGGTTATGTAGGTCAATTCTTTACAGGATTTTCTGATAACGGTGCAAATATCAATGGGACTTGTCAACAAGCTTATAATTATTTTGGCTCATCTGGTCAGTTAAAACGATTTACTTTAATAAGACCTATTTTTCAAACAGATAACGGTGTACCAACGGTTTTATGTGGAATTAGCACCGATTTTGATACAACACCTTTAGTTAATCAAATAGCATTTAATCCGTCAGCTATTTCTGTTGGGGTTTGGGACACAGGTTTATGGGATCAAAATACTTGGGGTGGTGGATTAGTTACTACTAAATATTGGCAAGGTGTAACAGGACTAGGATTTTCAGGATCGATTAATATTAATGTGGCTTCTCAAGGCATTGACTTTCATTGGGCTTCAGTTGATTATGTCATGGAAAATGGGGGAGTTCTTTGAGGAGAGTTACTACTGAAAATCAGAAATATTTGGGTGATTGGCTAGTAAGAATAATGAATTATCCTCTACCTGAAGAGACAGTATGTATCGGTCAGGAAATAGATGGAAATGTTGTAGCAGTCGTAGGATTTAACAATTTTATGCCTAATGCGTGTCAGATTCATATAGGATCAGTATCAGAAGTTAATTGGATGAGTAAAGATTTATTATGGGCTACGTTCGATTACCCATTTAATAAATTAAATTTACGAGTTATAATAGGACAAATATGTGCTAATAACACAGATGCACTAAGGTTAAACCGACACTTAGGCTTCAAAGTTGTGGCTGAGATACCAGATGCCCATATAGATGGGGATTTAGTAATCATGGCTATGAGGAAGGAAGATTGTCGGTTCTTAGACATCCAATGTCCTCTAAGAAAGTTTAAAGGAGAATGATATGGGTGGTGGTGGATTTCTAGGATTAGGGCCTGCGCCAAGTGCGCCAGCAGCACCTGATTATCAAGGAGCAGCAACTGCAACTGCTCAAGGCAATTTAGACGCTGCAAGAGCTGCATCTGCTGCTAATCGTGTCAACCAAGTTACTCCTTATGGCAACTTAAACTACAGTCAAAACGGTACAGATCAATACGGCAATCCAACATGGACTGCAACTACTTCATTATCAGATGTAGGTCAACAATTACTTAATAATCAAAATCAAGCTAGTTTAGGCTTAGGTTCTACAATTAATTCTGCTTTAGGTCGTACTCAAGAAATGATGGGTCAAGGATTTAATCCTAATCTACCATCTACAGGCATGAATCCTGGTCAATCGTATCAAGATGCTTATATGGCTCGTTTAAAGCCACAAATTGATCAAAGTCGTGAAGCGTTAAACAATCAATTAGCAAATTCTGGTATTCCTGTAGGCTCTGAAGCTTATATGAGAGCGCAAATGAGTCAAGGACAAAAAGAAAATGACTTATTAAACTCTGCAACTACTCAAGGTTTCAATGTAGGTCAGCAAGCAAATCAACAAGCATACAACCAAGCTTTAACAAACTACAACATTCCGTTAAATACATTAAGTGCGTTAAGAAGTGGCGCACAGGTACAGAATCCTACGTTTCAAAACGTACCACAACAAGCAACGACTTCAGGTGCTGATATTTTAGGTGCTAGTCAAATGGGTTATAACGCACAGATGGGTGGATTTAACGCTGCTAACGCTGCACAATCTAATTTTAACAGTGGATTGATGGGATTGGGTGGCACATTAGGCGCTGCTTATATGATGGCTCCAGCTTCAGATATGCGCATGAAAGAAAACATTAAACAAGTTGGTAAAATGGCTAATGGTTTAAATGTTTACACTTATGAATATAAACCTGAATTTAGAAATGACCCATTTGCAGGGCATGGTAAACACATTGGCGTTATGGCACAAGAAGTTGAACAAGTTATGCCTGAAGCGGTTATAACTCGACCTGATGGATACAAAATGGTTAACTATGGAGCGTTAAATGGATAATATGCAAAACCCATATACGTCAATGTATATGCCTAATGGCTTTGATCAGAATCAGCAAGGTTTATCGCCTGTTTTCCAAAATATGGCGCAACAACAAGCTAATCAAAACGCTGCATTACAACAACAAAATCAATTAGTTCAACAGGCTGGTCAAACCACTCCTCAAAGTGGTTCTAATGCGTTAGCTTTAGCTCAATTATTGCGTAAAAGTCCTAATCAACAATTGGTTGATAAATATGGCGCAAATAATGTTTATACACCTAATGGTATGGGCGCACAAGCACCGTCAATGCCTGTTGGATTTGACTAAGGAATAATCATGGCAGATCAATACGGCAATTTATCACCAGAAGATTATGCTCAACAGCAACAAATTAACCGTCAGCAAAAGATGGCTGAAATGTTAATGAGTCAAAATCAACAACCACAAGGTCAGATGGTAAGTGGTCGTTATGTTGCGCCTAGTTTCTTTCAAAACTTACAGCCTATTGCTAATATGTTAACTGGTGCTTATCTTGCTAAACAAGGCGATACTAAAGCACAACAATTAGCTGAAAATTTAAGAACTCGTGGAGCTGAAGAAATAAATACATTTAGTGAATTAATGAAAACTAATCCACAAGATGCTTATAAGTTTGCTGCAACTGCATATACACCTGAGTTACGTCAAACTGGTTTAAAACAAATGTTACCTCAAGATATTAAACTTGGTGCTGAAGAAACCATGTTTAGGCTTAATCCTGATGGCACTAAAACAGAAATTGCTAAAGGACAAGGTAAAGCACACGTTGTTGGTAATGCTTTAATAGTTGATGGTAAAGAAGTTTATAAAGGTCGTGAAAAACCTGTTCAAATAGACACAGGAACAGCAATACAATTTGTTGATCCTGAAACAAGACAAGTTATATTTTCAACACCTAAACAACACGTTTTTGCTCCTCATGCAAATCAAATAATTGATACACCAAATGGCATGATTGAATACAATCCTAATAATCGTTCATTTGCTCCTGTGATGGTTAATGGACAACCTGTTATGGGAACTAAAGGAAATCTTCCTGAAGGTGCAACAGGTCAAGTAACAGGTGTTCAAAATGTAAAGTCAGCATTAGGTGACTTAAAAAATAGAATAGACACACTTAAACCACAAGATATAGTTAATCCAAATAAACGTGCATTAATGAGTACGGATTATCAAAACGTGGTATTGCAATTAAAAGAAGCTATGAAATTAGGTGTTTTAAATGGTAATGATTATCAAATTTTAACTTCAATGATTACTGATCCTAATGATCCTAAAGCGTTATTAATTAATAAAGAAACACAAAAACAACAAATTGAAAATTTATCTAAAAAATTAGATGATATGACGGCTAATGTGTATAAAACACATCAAAGAAATGTACCATCTAATTTAGCAACTCCTACTAATCAAAATGATTTAGTAGCACAAGCAATGGCTGAATTACAAAAAAGACAAAATGGTAAATAATGACTGATTTATCTAAACTATCTAATGAAGATTTGCAAGCTCTTGCAAGTGGTGATATGTCTAAAGTATCTACACAAGGATTGGAATTAATAGCTAACCCACAACCTAAAAATCCTTATGAAGCATCAATGAAGGAAGCTATACAAAACGTACCTGAATCAAAAAGAATTATGGGTGCTGCATTAGGTGGTTTAGGTGGTGAAACTATTAAAAACGTAGGAGCATTAACTGAATTAGTTAGTCCTCAATATGGAAAACCAATTACACAATTTGGTCAAGCAATGTCAAATGCTTCAAGTGAAGCTAATCCAATAACAGGAACAATAGGTCAAATAGCATCTTATGTTGCACCTACAAATGCCGTATCTAAACTATTGCCAACAGTAAAATCGTTAATGCCAAATATGTTAAAACAAGGAATAATTGGTGGAACTGTAGCATTAGGAACAACACCAGGCTCTGTAGAAGAAAGATTGCCTGAAGTAGCTTTAAATACTGCAATAGGTGGAGCATTGCCATCAGTAGGAGCATTAGTAAATAAAGCATATCAAGGTGGCAAGGCAATGATTGAGCCTTTATATGATAAAGGTCAAAAAGCTATTATTGCTAGAGCTTTGCGTAATTTTTCAGGTGGTGAAGCTGATAAAGCAATATTAAATTTAAAAGCATCACAACCAACAGTTGAAAGTTCTTTGCCAACGGTAGGACAAGCATCAGGAGTCCCAAGTTTAGCAGCAACAGAACGTGCATTAATTGGAGCATCTCCTGAAGCTACTAATATGTTAGCTAATCGTCAAACACAAAATACTTTAGCAAGAATAAATGCATTATCAAATATTGCTAATTCTAATCGTGTAGAAAAATATACAGATTTACGAACAAGAGTTGCAGATGAATTGTATAAAGATGCATTAACAGGAAATATGGAAATTACTCCTGAATTACAAGCTGAAGTTAAAAAACTAATTACATCTCCATCTATTAAATCAGCTATGCAACAAGCTCGTAAAAATGCATTAGATTTAGGAATTGATATTGGCAAACCTGAAGGATCATTAAAAGGCTTACATCAAACCAAAATGGCTTTAGATGACGAAATAGCTAAACTTAATGTCATTGATCCAACATCAGCACAAAAAGCTCGTAAAGACGCTTTATTAGGTGCTAAAGACCGTTTATTAGGATTTATTGAAACTGTTAGTCCTGAATATAAAAAAGCTAGAGAAACATTTGCTCGTTTATCTAAGCCTGTAGAACAATTAGAAGAAATTGCTAAATTAGCTGACAAGTCAATTAATCCTGAAAAAAATGCATTTTATGCTGATCGATTTTTTAATGAATTAAAGAAAATTAAAA